ACGGAGAGATCTCTGGTGTAACAACAGCATCTGATGACATTGACTTCTCTGCTAAAGCAGGCGTTAAGTTCACATTCTAAGTCACAGTTGACTAACTCAAGACCTCTACATAGTAGGGGTCTTTTTTATGTGATGAATTTACTCAAGCATCCGTTGTTTCAGATCAATATGATATTGATTTGCTCTCTTGTCTTCATAGAGTTAATGCATATCAACTATCACAGAACAGCACCACCTTGTCCTGTAGAGCAAGTGGAAAATGATTGGTAGTATATATACTGTTAGTAATTGCTAACATTATGGATCAGGATGAAGCGATGTTTGGCACAGAAGTCAAACCAAAGAAGAAAATAAATTTAACCAAGTGGTTTGCCCTAGGTCTGGGTGGAGTGCTTGGTCTTTCTCATATCGGTATGATAGGTATGATCAGTAGGAAGGATGGATTACCTAAGTTAGACATACCAGTAACACCATACACATCTTACGAAGTATGGGCAGACAAATCGGGATACAAACTTACTTACAAAGCAAATGATCCCAAGACAGCATTCATTACTAAGGACATCAAAGAGAAGGGTGGTTTCTTAGGACTAGCAAATGAAACTACTAAGATCACTGAAGAATACTTCATGGATGGTCAGATCAACCAAGGTGGTGCAGTATCGAATCATAGATCATGGTTAGATGGACAACCAGGTTTGACACAAGGCGAAGCAGCAAAGATAACTGCTGCACGAAAAAGTGAAGCCTGTATCAAGGCAATCGGATCAGCAGAAGGTACAGGCAGGCTCGTGGGTACATCAATTGGTGCTAGTGCTGCTCCTACTCTCAGTACTATCCCCTTTGTTGGTTGGGTCGCTGCTGGTTGGGTGGCAATGTTTAGTGGCAATCAGGGTGCTGACATAGGTGGTAGCATGGCAGAGGATCTTAACAAGGACTGTTGACACTAGGGAAATAATATAGTATACTCACCTCAGGAGATTCGACTTTTTGGTTCAAAAAAAGTCGGAAAAAAAATTCGGGTAATTTTTTACCCCTGAGGTTTTTATGTTAAAACGACTATTAGACAAATACTTCAATCTGATCAAAAAGGTTGATGAAAGGCACTATTGGCCACTTTTCATATTTCTGTCTTGCTACTTTGTAGTGCCATATTCAGAATTTGTGATTACAGCACTTATCATCCTATATTTCAAGTTTGAGAGGGCATTTCGTAGAATCGGTAGGACACTGATTCGCCCATTTCCAGAATGGATCAGATTCGGTGGATCTACCATTTTCTTCCTTGTTATGTTGGATGACACACTTGCATATCTCAGTATTATTGCAATTGGTATCTGGAGTAACAGAGAACTCAAAAAAAGAGAGCGTCAGGAACTAAATAAAAACTCAGAGTCAGACGAAGTATGAACTTTACGGTTTATTCCAAGGACGGATGCCCTTTTTGCACCAAAATTACCGAAGTCTTAAAATTAGCAAATTTTAAGTTTGTCGAGTATAAATTAGATGAGCATTTTGACAGATTCGGGTTTTATGAAGAGTTTGGTGGAGGTGCAACCTTTCCACAAGTGCTTTTAAATAACAAAAAGTTAGGAGGATGCACTGAAACTGTTAAATACCTCAAAGAGCATAATATGGTCTAATGGAGAAAGAAGACGTACTTATTGACATTGTAGAAAACGCTGTCAATGATGCAATGTTTGCACATAAACATAATTTCAAAATGTACGAGTATTTGATTCATAACAACCTAACAAAACGTGAAATAGTAGATTTCCTTGAATGTGGAACTGCCAAGAACATTAGAATAACCTTAGATGACCTTGACCTCGTAATCGAGGGGGGTCATTCCTTTATTCGGGAAGCATACCCGAATTGGACGAAATCTGAAGCGAGAAAGATCAGAAAATACCTATACAAAATTCTTAGTGATGCAGAAAAGTACAAAGATAAAAAGTCCCGAAGAGTTCGCTCTAAATAGGGGTATAGAGATTATGTTACCGAGAAGGAGGGCGGTACGACCAAGCAACATTGATCGTACCTTTCGTTTGCTAGATCGTTTGGTACGTATTAGAATAGACATACGTAAGGAGGAAGACGATGGAAACTAGTGTAATACTATTCTTTTCTGGGATAGGCATATTCTTAGCTCTCTTATTAGGAGGGGTCATAGGGTGGCAATATCACGAGGCTGTGGCGAAACATACATATAAGAGACAACTAGACAATTTACATCCTGAGTTCCTCGATAGCGGTGGATCTTATGTAAATGAAGAACTTCTCGCTGTCAGATTCGCAGATCCTGATGATCTACTTGACGACGACGATGAAGTATGATACAATACTAAAAAAGTGACTTGAAATGGCACCAAGAAAATTACCAAGTGATGCACTTATAACAGAAATCCTTCAAAAGGTTTCCTCAGCGAAAACTAAGAAGGAAAAGGTAGATTTACTCCAAGAGTATAATCAAGATGCCTTACGTGCAATCTTAATCATCAATTTTGATGAATCATTAAAATTCCTTCTACCAGAAGGAGAAGTACCTTTTACACCAAATGATGCACCTGCAGGTACAGAGCATACTCGTCTAACACACGAGCATCGTGGACTATACAGGTTCTTCAAAGGTGGAGACAGTTCTATTAAAGGTATGAAGAGAGAACAACTCTTTGTACAGTTATTAGAAGGACTTCATGAAGACGAAGCAAACATGCTAGTATCTGCCTGTAACAAGGACTTACAAGCAAAGTATAGAATTACTAAGCAAGTGGTATCTGAAGCATTCCCTTCAATTGAATGGGGAAACAGAGGATGATCTGGGAAAGTAATGAAGAGGTGGCACAGGTAAAAGACAAATATACTGTGACCATCTTACATACTGCATGTGAGAGATCTGCTGCTAATAATAAAAAACTTCCAACCAATGCTTGTATAGTTCATTATTTGGCAATGGCAAAGGGGGAAGAACACTACTCTGACCACTATGATATAGTGATGGGTAGTAAGGTAAACATTTTCGATTGTTACTATGACAAACTCGGATCAAAACATCTCAAAGCCATCGGATTCTGCGGAGGAACAATTTCTCCAGGAAATTTCGATACCAAAGCATATCTCGCAGCAAGCAAATGATCTCTTCAAAAAGAAGAGTGAAAACCCACAGGACTTTCTCTTTGAATCACCTCCTGAGGGTAAAGACATTGACGAACTAGCAGACGAATTATTTGATGCCCTATATGATCACACAAATAAATAGCGATATAGAACTATTGGATCTTTTAAAAGAGAGCGAACGCACTGGGGAAACTCAGACAATGCGTTCATTTCTGCTCTTTTGGAATCAATATCCAATACGGTCTTCATACGTTATAAACGAATGGATAGGATTCAAAGTCCATCATGAAAGACAAAAAAGCAGCAAAAAAATTAATAAAAAGAGCTAAATTACATCCCGACTGGTATACTAAGCAAGAAGCGTGGTATGCTAAAATGATTAAAAATGAAAGTAAAATTGATAAGCGTAACTCCAGACGCAGAAAAAACGATGGGGTACGTAGCGAGAGTGAGCAACCCAAAGAACCAAAACAATCCAACCGTGGATGGTTTGTTGGCATATTGCATAAAGCATGGTCATTGGTCGGTCTTCGAGCAAGCACACATGACACTGGAGATCGAGACCACTAGAGGTCTTGGTGCACAGATTCTACGACATCGTAGTTTCACGTTTCAAGAGTTTAGTCAAAGATATGCTGACACTAATCTGTTAGCAGAAGAGATCCCTGTACCTGATCTCAGGCATCAGGACACCAAGAATAGGCAGAATAGTACTGATGACGTACCGAAGAACAAAAAAGCAGATCTCCAATACAAGATTGCTGAACATTTTGTTGAAGCGATGGATCTATACAACGAACTCCTCGCTTCGGGTATTGCGAAGGAGTGTGCGAGATTTGTTCTCCCGTTAGCAACACCTACGAGATTATACATGACAGGTAGTGTTCGGTCATGGATTCACTATATAGATTTAAGAAGTGCCCATGGAACACAAAAAGAACATATGGACTTAGTACACGAGGTAAGGCAGATTTTTAAACAGCAGTTTCCTATCTGTAGTAAAGCATTAAACTGGGAGTACAGATAATGCCATTATATCCAGTAAAGAATTACACCACAGGTGAAGAGAAAGAATTGAATCTTACTATTGCAGCATATGAGAAGTGGAGAGAAGAGAATCCAGAATGGGAAAAGAATTGGCAAGGAGGAGTCATGTCTGCTATCAGTGAAGTTGGTGACTATCAAAACAAACTTCCACAAGGTTTCAAAGATCGTCTGAACAACGTCAAGAAACACCATCCCTATGCTAAATTCGACGCACTTAAGTAATGCCAGTTAAAAGTAAGAAGCAACCAACACTTGTTGGATTAACTACGAGACAAATGAAACGTAAACCAATAGGAGCAGAACATTTACTAGACATCAAACCTCTAACTCCATCACAGGAGAAGGTGTTTGATGCTTGGGATAAACAGAAAAACATGTTTCTATTTGGATGTGCAGGTACTGGTAAATCATTCGTTACCATGTATCTTGCACTTCGTGATATACTAGATGAGAAGACACCTTATAATAAACTATATGTTGTGAGGTCTCTAGTACCCACTAGAGAGATTGGTTTCCTACCAGGCGACCATGAGGATAAAGCAAACCTCTATCAGATACCATATAAGAACATGGTTAGGTTCATGTTTGAGATGCCTGATGATCCATCATTTGAAATGCTTTATGCTAACCTAAAGGCACAGGACACAGTATCGTTCTGGTCTACAAGTTTCATTCGTGGAACTACCATAGATAACAGTATAGTTCTAGTGG